GACATGGCAGTCGCCTTGGCGACCAAGCAACGCCCGCCGTAGCCGCCGGGGGCAGTCCGCAGGACCAAGCAACGGCGCGGCCGTGCCGTCGTTGATCGGACCGATTTCCCGCTGCGTCATGCGGGCCTCGCAGTGCTTGCACCAAGCGAGGCAGCGCCACGCGCCGGCATCGCGCCATCGCGAAATCCTCAAACCTTTAACCGCGCGCGGCGCCCATGGGGCGCGCGCGCACCGTGATGGAGTGGATCGATGGCCCTGCCCGTGATGTCGGCCGCGCCGGCTAACACCTACATGGAGACGACCGCGCCGAACGTGATGGAGGATCTGGCGTCCGTGATCTATCAAATAGATCCGGTCGAGACACCAATGGTGTCACTGTGTAGCCGCGTAGGGGCAGATCAGGTTACTACAGAATGGTTAGTACAGGAATTATATCCTGCCGCTAATGTTCCTCAGCCGGAAGGTTTTACTGCGGCTATGTCACCGGCGAAGAAACCTTTACGATTGAACAACGTTTGTCAGATCCTGGCGCGCACGGTCGCGGTGTCGGATACGCTGCGCGTGGTCGAACAGGTCGGCGAGGAAGAATTCTCGCGCCAGATCGTGCTGCGCGGCATGGAACTGCGGCGCGATCTTGAGCTGGCGATCACCGGCGAAAGCATCAAGACGGTGGCCGATCCGCGCGCCCTGGCGGGCTTTCAGACCTGGTGCGCCAACGGCAGCGTCGGCGCCGGCACCGGCGCGTTCCCCACGGGTGACGGGACCAACGGCCATACCGCCGGCACGTTGCGCGACCTTACACTCGATATGGTCGAGGACGCGATTCAAGCGGCGTGGAACGCCGGCGGCAAGCCGCGCACCGGCCTCATGTCGGCGAGCATCAAACGGTGGTTCTCGAAGATGTCGCAAGGTGGCACGGGGAATCCCATCGTCGCGCAGAACGTGGTGCAGGCAACCTCGCCGTCGCCGGTGACCATCGTCGGCGCGGTCGGTGTGTTCCTATCGGATTTCGGGCCGATCGACCTGGTACCGGATCGCTATATGCCGGCACACGTACTCGAATTGGTCGATCCCGACTATATCGAGCTCGCGCCGCTGCCCAATCGCGACATGGTGGACGAAGAATACGGCAAGACCGGCGATAACACGCAAGGCGGCATCGTCTGGGAAGGCACCCTGCGCATGACAGCGCCCAAGGCGCATGCGTGCGTGTGGGACCTCAATCAATAGCACCATGCGCGGATTGATCTACAGCCACGGCGATGCGGTGCGGGCGACCGAGACGCGGATCTTCCGCGATTCGGAAACCGGCATGCCGCTGATCCTGCGCTATCAGGACGTGCGGCGGATCATCACCGACGCGGCGCTTGCTCGCGCCCGGTTCGATCGCCTCGCGCCGCGCAGGCACATGCACCAGATCGCCGAGGTGCCAATGGTGATCTACGAGCAACAGCACAAGCTCGGGCGCACCGCGGACCGCAAAGAGTGGCTGAAATGGCTGTCGCGGCGCGATGCGCAGGCATTCCGCACCGATGACGGCAGACGCCTCGCCTAACCAGGAGAATCGCCATGTCTGATACCCAAAGCGGCGGCAACATGATGGGCAGCCCGGTGCCCGCACCGAGCACCGCCAATCCGGTGATCGAGCTGCAGCAACCGGTGTTCTTTCCCGACATCCTGCCGATCTACATCATCAAGGTGCATCCCGAGGCGGGCCTGGCAGCCGCCGAGGCGGCCGCCTCCGAACCGGCACCGCCGGCGCCGGTGCACGTGCCGGCCAATGTCGATGATCCCACCTCGAACCCGGGTGCCGATGAGCCGCCGCCGGCGCCCGGGCCATTCACCCCGATGCCGACCGCCTAAAACGCGTGGCGAGCTATTCGCAACTGCAGGCCGACGTGATGGGCTGGCTGAAACGCCGGGACATCACCGATCGGATTCCGAGCTGGGTGATGCAGGTGGAAACCGACATCGCCGAACTGCTGCGCGCGCGCTGCATGGTATCGCGCGCGACGCAGGCGATCGATGCGAGTTTCATCAGCCTGCCGAGCGATTTCATCGCGTTTGAGGCGGTGCGCTTCGCCTGCTGCGGCAATCTGCTGTCGCTGGAAGATCACTGGACCGGGCCACCCGCCGGCGGCCCAAGCTGCGCCTGCGCCCCGCAGCCGTCATGCGCCTATCGCCTGGTCGGCGACTGCATCGAATTCCTGCCGCATCCGAGCATCCCCGATCCGCCGGATCCGAGCTGGCAGCCGCAACAGGTTGAGGTGGCCTGGTATGCCCGGCCGGTGCCGCTGAAAAACCCCGGCGACACCAACAAAGTCCTGGAAAATCTCTATTCGGTCTATCTGTTCGGCGTGACGCGCTACGGCGCGATGTATGGCCTCGACGACGATCGCGAAACCCAGATGACGACGCGCTTCGTCGAGGCGGTCACCGCGGCCAATCGCTGGAAAGAGGAATCGCAATATTCCGGCGCACCGCTGCGCGCCGTGGTGCGGAGTTTCTGATGTCGGGCAGCACCCCCGGCTGGGTGCCCGGCTATGTGCCATCCGCTGGCGAGTGGAACCAGTGGTGGGGCAAGAAATTGGATGTGGCCGGCGGCGCGCTGATTGGGCCGCTCATCAACGGCGCCATTGCCGAGACGGCCAGCGACCTGCAACCGGCACGGCATTTGTCCAATCTGGTCGGCAAAACCAGCGGCGTCGTTGCCATTGTCGGCGATAGCACCTCGACCGCCGGACCCGACCCGGTAGGAACCGCTGGCGGCACAACAACCGCGAACGGTGTCGATCCCAGTCAGATGCTTTGGGCGATGCTGTGCGACAAGCTGCGCGGCGACAACCCGCAGATCAGCAGTTGGACGTTCAATAATTTCGGCATCGGCGGCACTGCCGAGAACGCGCTCCTGCAAGCCGGCTCGGCGCTGGGCGTGCCGTTGCCGCCGTGGTTCACCAATCCGGCCAACACCTGGCTATCGTACGTTCAGGCATCGACGCCGGATGTGTTGTTTTACCTGTTCGGCACCAATTCGTCGGCGGCAGGCGCCCCGCCGGCGGGCGGCGGCGGCGGCCCGGGGGCGGCCACATTCATCAGCGACAACCTCGCGGCGATCGACGCATGGAGCGTCACGCCCAACGTCGTCATGGTGGTCAACAAGACCAGCACGCCGGCGGATACCACCGCGGGGCCTGATGACCTTAACAGCAGCAACCATCTGGGCCAGGCGAGCTTTCACCGCACCTTCGCCCGCTCGGGTGCCGGCGGATATACGGCATTCCCCAAGTGCCAGGCCAAGGGCTTCGGGCTGGTAGACCTCGGGCGCTACGCCGCAGCGCGGCTCTACGGCTACGATCCGGCGGCGCAGTATATGCGCGCCGTCGCCGCGGCGATCGTGACCAACAAACCGCTGGTTTCCGCGCAACTGAATGTGGCGGGATCCGGCACGGTCGGATACTCGACGCACGGCGATTTCCGCCTGACCTTCGTGCTGCGTGGCATGGGTGGATCGGCGCTGAATGACATGGGCGTCAGCGCCATCCAGGTCGGCATGAGCAACTTTATCGGCAACAGCATCCGGCTGCAGATCGGCAGTCCGCAGCCTACCGGCACGCTGTGGCCGATGTATCTGGTCGACGGCAACATTTTCGGTGCCCCGTCGCAGATGGGTGCCGTCATCGCGACCACGACCGGCCAGGATGTTGTTGTCACCGTGTCGGCCTCCGGGGCGCATATCCGGGTGTGGATCAACGGCACGCTCGGGCTCGACGTGCTCGGCCCGCGGTTTGTCACCCCGACCTATCCCGGCGGCTGCCCGATCAATGTAGTCACGAACGTCGCGCCGACCGGATCGCCGGTATTCGATGTCACCGAGTTCTATGAGGGCGTCGGCACGCCCGCCATGATCACGACCGATTACGCCTCGGCGTTCGGCACCCATGCCAGCGGCAACGGCGCCCTCGACGGTTACCAGGGCGGCAATGCCATCAACCATCAGACCTCTCTGAGCGCCGCGTATGACCGGCGGGTGATCGCGGCAATGAATTTCAGCGTTGCCGGGCTGTTCCCCGCCACCAGGCCGGCGGTCAGCGGCTCGCGCGGCGGCAACGCCGCCTTGGCCTCGCTGATAACCGTGCTCGCCGGGCTCGGCCACATCACTGACAGCACAACAGCATGAGATGCCCGATGTCGTCAGCCTCTCAATCAGCCTCAGCGTCACCTACAGCTCGGCGATTGCCAGCTTCAACATCGGCAATAGCCCGATCGAACGCAGCACTGGAGACATAACGGTGCCCGGCTCTGCCACCAGCTATCTGCGCCAGCGCGTGCTGTCGCACAGCCTCGCATTTGGCGCCTTCACCATGCCGTCGGCGATCTACGTCGGGCTCTGCACCACCGCGCCGACGGCCAGCGTGGGCGGATCGGAAATCCCCACCGCAGGCACCGGCTACGCGCGGCAGCATCCGGTTTTCGCGCTGTCCGCCGGGCGCACCGACCTCGCGGTGAACACCGCCACGGTGGAATACCCACCGGCCACGACGAACTGGGGTGCCATCGGCTATTTCGAGTTGTGGGATGCGGCGACCGCCGGCAATCGGCTGTACTGGGGGCCGCTGGTCGACCCGACCGATGGCGTGACGCCGATCATCCGCAACATCAACGCCGGCGACATCCTGCGGCTGACCGTCAACCAGCTTTCCGTGCAGGCGATCTAGTGTGTTCGGCACTGGCAAGTTCGGCACCGGCAAATACAGCCAGGCAGCGCCTGCCACAGTCAGCCGTCCGTATGGCATGGGGCCATACGGCACCGGGCGCTACGGCGTCGGCAGCGGCGTCAACTTCGAGGTGGCCGCGCAGACTTCCGTCGCATTCTCGGTGCGGCTCAGTCCGAGCGGCATCTATGGTGTCGGTGGTGCCACCAGCATCCGCACCTCGGTTTGGGGAATGGCCGCCCGCGTCTGGGCGCCGGCCGCTGCAACACAGGTGCTGTTCAGCACCAAATGGGTCGGCGCCTACCTCGTGCATCAGGTTGCTGCGCAGACGCAGATCAGCTTCAGCGTGTGGGGGGAACTGGTGAAAACCTGGCAGGACGCCACGCCCTGCTACGTGCCGTGCGAGCCAGGTACATGGGGCCAGGAATATCCACCATGGACTGAGCGGGCAGCGGCATGAGCGGATACACCACCACGCCCAATCTCGGACTGCGCAAGCCGACTGTCGGCGGTGATGACGACCTATGGGGTGGCGACCTAAATTTTAACAGCGATACGCTCGACGCGCAGACCGCCACCAAGGGGTACACCGACGCCAGGCGCCGCCGCTTCCTGAACGCGGTCACCACCAGCATCCCCAACGTCGGTGCCAGCACCAGCGAGGAAGTGGCGATCATCTGGACCCTGCCGGCCGGCCTGCTGGCCGCGGTCGGGGATGTCATTCACAGCGTGGTCAAGGCCGAACTCGCCGGGACCACGGACAGCAAGACGGTGCGGATGCGGCTGACCGCAACGAGCAACGGGCTCGGCGGCAACGTGATTTCCACGATGACCTGCAACGCCGTGGCCACGCTGCATGCGGTCACCGAAAGCTGGGTGATGAAAACGGCGGCGAATGCGCAAAAGACCTGGTTCACCGCGATGAACGCCAACAACAACGTCGTCAGCGGCGACGCCTCGCCGGCGCTCACCGATAGCGCGGTGATGTATCTGTCGATCACCGTGCAGAACAACACCGCGGCGACGCCGGGCAGCATCACGATCTTTGCCGCCTTTACTGAATATCTGCCGGGCGTGTGACATGAGCGGATACACCACAACCCCCAACTACAACCTGCGCAAGCCGATCGTCGGCGCCGACAATGACGCCTGGGGCGGCGATTGGAACGTCAACGCCGACACCATCGATGCGACGATGAAGGCCAACGCGAATGCGCAGGCCAACTATCTCGCCAAGGCTGGCGATACCGCGACCGGGCCGGTCTACGCGCCCGCGCTCGGCATGGATGCCAGTAACGTTTGGTCGGGCGCCTCGTTCGAGCCGGGCTATGCCTGG